TTTTGCCTTCTTGATAGATTCACCTGCGTCGGCCCAAGCTCCTTTCATATGATCTCTCATGTTTCCCATGATTCTTTTTGTATCATCCCAATAACCTAGATTTGCTTTTTCCCATTCATCTTTAGCTTTTGCAAGATCAGCACCTGTTTCGTTCTCCCAATCTCCTTCAGGACCAAACCTAGATGCATATTCATCTGTATCTTCAAATTTTTTAGGTTTTTTAGGAGCTCCTTCAACGGCCCATTCTTTTATTCCACTCATACCAGGAAGCTTACTTAACAATGTTATCAATGGCATAAACATTTTAGGGAATTTACTTATTAAGAATAGTGCTATAGCTGATAATGTGGCTTTTATAACTGTTAGTATTGTTGTTACACCAGGTAATGATGTTAATAACTGTAATTTACCCATTACTAAGTTTGTATCACTTTTAATTGCACCTGTTATATTTCCCCAAGCAGCTTTATCTTCTAGTTTTTTTACTAGATTTTCTTTACCTTGGGCTATAGTTGCTTTTAGAGATTTATATGTATTTTCCGCTAACTCTCTTATTTTACCGTGCTGCTCCTGAGCTGTTTCTTCTGAAGCTATTCCACCCGAAGGGGCCCTTAGCGCTTCAACAGCTTGTTCCTGTTTATGTTGTTGAATTTTTGAAAAATTTACTTCTTGACCTTGTTGTTCTCTATCATACTTTTGTTCTTGTGCATTACGCTCGTCTATTTGCATCATCAGCGTTTGTAAATTGAGTATTTCTTTTGTTGTCTCAATTTGCTCAGGTGCTAAATACTCACCTATCCATGCATTCTGTTCCCGAGCTTCCTCGCGAATTGCTTCTAATATATTTTCTGATTGGTTATCGGTCATTTACTTTCCGTTTTTAATTTTTTCAATTTCTCTACTATTATTATTTATGTTAGTAGTCTGAATTTGATCAATTAATTTTTGAGCTTTTTCTTGATCACTATCTTTATGTAAGTCAGGATCAACAATCTTTTCTAATTTAAGAAATGCTATTCTTTCATTTGGTACATATCTCCAAGTATATCCGTCTTTATTATAAACACCAAAGACTGTTTCTGATATACCTATTCTAACTATAAGAGCTGGACAACCATCAAGAATAACTTTATCTCCTTCATTAAAGGCCTTATTGAATTTAAACTTCATTCCTTTAACAAGAGATGTAGCCCAATCTCTCATTGCTAATGCAACAATAAGAGTAAGAACAAATCCTATAAACTCTACATAAAACTGACTAAGTTGTATTTCTGGCATGCTGTCTCCTACCAAACATATCCTATATTAAATGATAATATGTTATCATCATCTGGATCTTCTGTATAAACATTTTTAAGACTTATCTCTATTGTATCTGTTAATTGATAATTAAAAGATGTTTCGTTTCTAATTAATGGAACATTTGAAGCTTCGTAAAGAAACTTATTTGTGAAATCTAATTTGGGTGCTAATTTATAAAAGAACCAGAGACTATTCCTGGCAATCATTTCTTGGCCATTGTCTGTATGTAATAAACCCATTGCAAGTTCATTACTCATTTTCATAGTATCAGTTCTAAGAATTTTATATCCCCAACCTACATTAGCTTGAGTTCTATTTCTAATAGGTCTGAATTCATTAAAGTCATATCGACCTAAACCAAAGACATAATGTTTTTTATGAAACTCCCACCTATGTTTAAATGCTATTAGACCTTTATTCGTAGTTCTAACATCTGCTTTATCTTGATATCTGAAATCAAATTCAATATCTCTTTCAACAGCTTCTGAATTAGTTTCCCAAGTATAATCAACACTTGTAATTAAATATAAATCACTATTATCAAACCTTCCACCTAAGTCAACTTTACCTCCAGCCCACGCAAAGGGAGAACCGAATAATGCATAGAATATCAGACCTAATCCAAAGCCCCACTTAAAGCTATTCATAAAACCATCAATAATGGTTTCTTTTTCTAATATGTGTTTCACTATTTCTCTACTACTTCATGGTTGGTTGATGTTGAATTAACATACAAACCAAACCAAGCCGCTCCAGCACCAACTAATACAGATATTAAACCTGATTGTGATACTGTCGGATCTTCAAGAGCCATGAACCAATTAGCAGAATCAAATAGTAACCAGATATACATTGTAATAAATGCTCTAGGGAATATTCTCCATCTTGAGAAATATTCAGGTGCTAACCACAACCAACCTATTTTATTAGGTCCTGCGGCATCTTTCATTTTCTGAATTTCATCTTTCAGAGCACCAATCTCAGCATTCTTAGCTTCGTATTCTTCTAAGTCTATTTGAACTTGATTTCTTTGGTTATAACTTTGTTGTTCAGCCATTTTATTTTCCTCTATCTAGAAGCAGCTTTCATTTCTGCTTCTTGTCTTTTATTTCGTTCTTCTTCTTCTTTCAAATGTTGAAGTAAGAGTTGAACATATACTTCCCTTTCCCAAGGTATCATATTATCTAGTTCTGTTAAACTATATTTGTGATGTTGCATCATCGCAAAATTAGTATTAACCATGTTATGTAGGTTTTCGTGGGAAAGGGCTATTCGAAAAAATTTCCGATGCCCTCTAATTCTATCTGATTAGATTTTCCACAAACCTTACATTCAAAATCTTTTTTTATCTTTAAAGTCTTTACACTTTGAAAGAATTGTTGTATCTTATTAAACATTAAAGACGACATACTATCTATAAAGTTTGATAATTCTTTATCTGTAAAATCATCTCTACTAAGAACTTCATCATCATTAATAATTGAAACAACACTTCTTGAAATAATTTTAAACATATCATTTGTTGAAGCTTGTTCTTCTTCACTAATATTAAATTCTTCCATCATTGCATAACTAGGATGTCTGAATTCAATAGAAATTGTAGGAGTTAATTGAATAACAGGAGAAACTACTTCTTCTGGCTCTGTAATAACAACATCATTTTCTAAGTCTAATACTATTTCATTATCTGCTTCACAAGATTTTTCACTACATTTAACTACAACATTAGATGTTTCTCCAATAGATTTCATTCTTATATTTAAAAACAACCATTCTATATCTATTGATGTTAGTTCTCTAACTTTAACATCATCAGTACAAATTTCAATCAATCTCATCATTTCACGAAGCATATCGTTTTGATTTTCACTTTCCTGAGCAATTAGTAATAATTTTTGTTCACCAACTAAAAATGGTCTATATGTAACTGTTTGACCATTTCCTGGTAATGTACAACTATGCTTAGGAGTTTCAAGTTTAGGTAACGCCATAATTTATTTCCTCATTAATTATATAATATTATTTAGTCATTTAATATAAGGTCTTTATTGATCTGATCTAGCTCTTTTTCTAAATACCTTATCTTCAACCTTTTGTCTTATTCTACTTTTAAGCCTTCTACTATGTTTATTAAATAATGCTCCAAGTATAGACCCTGAAGGTGTATTTTCATAAGAAGAATGCCAAGTTCTATAGGTAAAAGTAACATCAAAAGTTTGTATAGCTGAACCTTCATTACTGAAACTCAATGCACTTAAAACTGTTGGAAAAGCATCTTCTAATTGTACTTCATAAATTGAATTTCCATCTTGTGCTAATTGTCTTATAACAACTGTTCCAAGATAACCACCATTGGTATCTTCTGGCTCTGCTTTAGGATATCTTATACTATAATCATCAAAGTAAATATGATTCTGCCAAAGTTCTATGCTTTGCCTATCTTCAAAGGTAGAGTCTAACATAAACCCTAATACTACATTGTCATCATATTTAATACCCTTTACTACATGATCTGGAGCTCCACTAGGTATTTTATTAAATGATGAAAGTTCTAAAGTTTTACCAGGCATTGCAGCTTTATTACATCTTATTGAACGCATTCTTAATTGAATAGCTGGACAAAAGATATCAACTTCAAATCTGTTTTGTCTGGCCATTTGATCTATATGACCTATAAATCTGTTTATGTTCATCTTATGCTACTCCTACTGTACTCCATACTGTTTCTTTTGAAACTTTTCTAAATGATTCTGTTGGTAAGAAGATTGCTATTTCCCAATCTTGTGGTTCAACTAATAAAAATTGTCCTTGAATATGTGAAGTTAAATAATGTTTGTAACAAGGTTTAAAGTATCTTAATTGTGAACTTGTTTTTAATAATTGATATTCTAATCTCATCTTTGTTGTTAAATCAAATCTATCATTAGTTCTTGTATCATATAAAGCATCTAAGAATCTAGCTCTTATATCTGGTTTTAAATAATGTAAGTTTAATCCATGAAAACCACCTTTGGCTTTCTGTACTGGAATACATAATGGAAATCTGTCATAGAAAGGTAGAGTCTGTTTTAATTTAGGATCATAAGTGAACATCATCATTGCTCCCATGATTCTTCTACTTCTATTTGGTCCTTGTCTTACTAAACCTTGGCGTGATACATTAACTCCACCAACTTTGTTTTTAAACCAAGCCATAGATTCTTTAGTTCTAGCTTGAATACCAGCTCTAAACGCTTCTTGTTCCCATTTGTCAAATAATCTTCCTGCCATAATACTATTTATATCATTTAATAGATGTTTATGTCTTTTTCTGTAATAATTCTCCAACCCCAATTCCTTTCTTCACAAAATTTAACAGCTTGTTTCCATTTAGCTTCATTAATGATATAAGTATTAACTTCTTTTAAATATCTCTTAGATGTTCTACCTTTGGGAGTTAATTTTCTTTTTGGGTCAGGTGGTTTACAATGTCTTGAAGGTTTTATCTCTATTAAATCTTCTACTATCATGGCGTCTTTGGTTTTATACTTCATATAGAAGTCAGGAAAATACCGATGCACCCTATTGTCTAATGGTGAGACATAAGGTATAACGATTTCCTCAGAGCTCCATTTTAATACAGAAGGCGTATTATCCAGATAAACCATAAATCTACGCTCTAATAAACTACGATAAATAATGTTTGTAGGATTACCTTTGTACTTATTTGGATTCTTTGGTCTAAACTTTCCTTTATAAGACATAAATAACTATAATATATATTACAATAATAGGACGCAATAATGGGGTTACTCAAAAAAATAAAAAAGGCTAAAGGTAAAATTGAATCACTTAGAGGTGATGGTAATGCACTTAAATCTAAATTTGGTATAGGTAGGTCCTTTTCAAATAAATTTGATCAAAGAATATCAGACGGTTTAGAAGATTTGTTAGGAGGTATATTGGGTGTTAGAACATCTAATCTTCCTGAAATCGGTAAAGAAGTTAAAGATGCTAGAGAAGCAAATCGTAAAGAAAGAATGAATGCTATTAATGAGAGAAGTCAGGCTAGAGAAAATGCACCTATAGATAGTACAATACTAGTATTTCCAAAACAATACTTTAATGAGAAAGGTGAAATTCCAACTGCAATGAAAACGACAAAAAATGCTCCCAATCCAGCTAACCCTTCAGGAGAAGATGTAGATGTAGAGACAAGCACTAAGGCTAAAATGAATGCTAAAGGTGGAACAGTTCGAGACGGTTTTCCTAATTCAATACATTTTAGATCATTACCTAGAAAAAAAGTAGATGCAGCTGAAGCTGGTAAAAAGTTGTTTGGAGGTAATAAAGGAGATGCTGGAACATGGGGATCAGTTGATCCAAGTAAAGAACCTATTTTTGATATTTTCTTATATCTTCCACATGACTTAGGTGATGGTGTAGCAGTTGAATATGAAGAAGCAGAAGGTGGAATGATGGATACTTTCTTTGCAAACTTATTTAGTGGTGGTGATACTTCTGAAATGATGGGTGAACGGAATTTTGATATGAATGAAGTATTAAAAATGATTCAAGGTATGTTACCTGGTGGTGCTATTATTCAAAAATCTGCAGGTGCCATGGCAAACCCTATGAAG